TATTTCCGCGTAATTGTTTCCGTTATTTGTAAATGTAATATCTCCGGCGGCATGAGCTAAAGCGCCAAAGGTTATCATGTGAGCTAAATTTATAAATCTGATATTTGTTGCAACTGTTAAAACGGGCGTTGTTCCCGTCATAGTTACAGTTTCAACTTGTTCATCGAGATTGTTGTCTAAATAATGAATTTCGAGCGTTCTAATTCCTGTCCCTGCGGCAGAGTCATTTGCGCTGGTGCTAACCACAGAAATCCTGATACCTGTCGGGTGCGGGGCGCTAAACGCGCCATTTGACCAAATAATCTGATTAGATGTTGCGCCGACTAATTCTCGCTCGCCAAACGATCCAAACTGAACAGCGCCGGGAACATAACCTCTACCTACATCGTTTTGTATTGAATCAACTGGGAGTCGATCAAGCCTAGTGACCAATTGATGTGAGGTATCAATTCTCGCTGATGTTGAAAGCCTTATACCTTGTGCTGACATAATTTGTCCTGTTTGGAAGAGATTGGGGCGACCGAAGCCGCCCCGTTCGTCTTAGCCTAACAGCAACGCGGTATGCTCTGGCTTGATGTTCTTAACACCCCAAGCCAAACCAACCTCGTAACGCACCTTGCGGTAGCCCTTGTACATCGCAAATTCCATGCTCAAACCTGAACGCGGATCAGTGATGACAATAACGTCTTCGGCCATGTCGCCTTCTTCTGGGCGAGCTGGTGAACGAGCGGCAAGCACAAGTGCTGAACGATTGAACGCCATGTTACGAGCAGAAGCAGCAACGATTGTCAGTGCTTTTGCAGATGCAGGCAGTGCTTGACGCAAACCTGGAGCGGCAATCACGATGTTACCCGGTGCAGCAGTGCCAGTTGTTACAACATACTGATTAGCGTCACCAGCAAAGGTTACAACATCGCCAGCCAGTACAGTACCTGAACCAGTGATCAGAGCAATGGTAGTGGAGCCAACAGCAAAGCCAGCAGCGCTGGAAGTGTAGTTAGTACCAGTGCCAACAGCAGCGGTTTGGATTTGTGCGGATTCGCGCAAAGGCATACCGGCCAGATCAAGCAAGACACCTTGTCGCAGCATGGAGTCAGTTCCAGCAGCATTGACGGCAGACTGCTTACCAATGAAATTGGCACCAGCAGAGGTATTGATTACCAACTGGTTATCACTGATTGGCGAGCCATTGTCCTTCAAGATTTTCATCACGTTAGACGCGTCGGTGTAATCATTCGCTGTACCGAATGGAGTAGTTCCGGGCGTGCCGTATGCGCGAGAGAACGTTGATTGCAGGCCAGCCAAGTCAAGTTCAACTTCGTTAGCAATGGCTCGAATCGCTTGTGCAATCTTGTTTGCTCGGGTTCCCATGTAGCCCGGACCAGTGTTCAACTTCTTCTGGTCATCGCCAATGAAGCCAAACTCAGCAGCACGGCTTTTGGTGATCTGGATAATGGTTGAGCCAGAAGTTTGACCTGTAGGCTCTGGGACGGTCATAGACGGAGTTATGTCAGACACGTTGCCAGCAGGCTCTACGTCTACAACGATGTTTTGATTGATGCCCGCACGGTCAGCACTGGCATTCATTGTGACAGCAGGAATAAGACCAGTCAGTTCGCGAGACACAATATCAAGCGCCTCATAAATGTCTGGAACGATTGAACTAATAGTATTTTCAGCCATGATTTTTTACCTTATCAATTATCAGTTAGTTTGCCGCCAGATTTCACGAATGACATCCGGCTTGCTGGGTCTAGTGCCTCAAATTCAGCACGGGATTTAACTTTTGCAGCACCGCCGCTATTTGAGCCACCAGAGGCACCGCCACCTGATGATTGATTGCCCTTCAACAATGCAGAATATCTTGCATCGTTCTTGAACTCGGCTTTGAGATCGTCCAGAGTGGAGACCGTCAAATCGCCTGAAGAATCCGTGACTTTAACACCGTCATCGTGATACTTCAAACGCCTAGAAATGAACTCGCTTAGAAGCTCCGCGTTGGCTCCTTCAGCTAATTCCGTTGCGACCTTCATGGCAGCATTGTTTCGTTTTTCGTTTGCTACACTGGCTCTCATTGATTCCAACTCTTTTACTGTTGCCTGATAGCGTTCCTCAGATGATCGATGCAATTGTTCAAAGTCGCCTTTCTCTCGCGCTATCCGTTCGCGCTCGAGTTGTGATTGCTCTTCAATCTCCCGCTTTGCTGATTTAGCTTTTTTGGCTTCTGTCAGCAGTTCATCCATCTTGGCTTTCATTGCTGCGTTTTCAGACATCAATGCTTCAAGATCGACAGCAGGCTGAATCGGTGTTTCTTCTTGTATTTCTTGTTGCTCGCTCATTTAGTTCTCCTTGGTCACAAACCAACACCCACTGGGCGCGTTATATATCGGACAGCACAAGCGGCCTCATGCCTTCCAATTCTCTCAAAGTGTAGACCCGACCCGTCGGATCAACAAATTTATCCAATGTCAAAGCGCCAGACCTAAACAGCCTTGATCGCTCAATCCCTAACGCTTCATCAATGAATTCTCGGTTCTGATTTCTCAGCCATCCGCTATACGTTGTCTTTGTCGATACTTGCTCCGGCCCTTCAGAGCCGAGCGATGGTCTGGTCGCTTTGGTATCAAGGCCCAGATCAAATTCCGGCCTAATCTTTGGCACAGTTGTTGACCTGCAACCAAAATGCGCTGGCGGCATCGGACCTTCGTCAACGTTGTAAAATTGACCATCTCGACTCATGCAAATGAACGTCGTCCTGCCGTCCAATGTGCTGACCCATTCATATCGGTCTATGTATTTGCTATTTTGCTTGTATGTTTCTTTTCTTGTTACGCTGCTGACATGATTGATGATCGTGCTGGTCAATGAAGTGACTTGGCGCTTAATCAGAGTGCTTACCAGATTGTTAACATCCCTGCTGATCACTTGAGTAGTGTTGCCAAGTGTTACCCCATCAGATATCGCCTGAGTTATCTGAGCGATCTTACTGGCCCCCAACTTGGTCAATGATTCGCTTATTGTCGGGGCAATACCCCTTACAACGGCCATCGGTGTAGATTGAACGGCAGTCAATAAAGCGGCTTCTGTGGGTAATGTCAGGGCAATAGTCGATGTTTTGTTGATCATCTCGACGCTAAACCTTGCCTCGCTTTGAGCCAGGTCGATAACGTCCATCAGAATCAGTGACTTGATATCCTGAAACCCGATTTGACTCAAGGCGGTTATATCCCTTAAAACGTCCGCCAATCGCTGCGCTTGGAAGTTTGTCGGCTCTTGCGCCAATCTGGCATTGATCTTCCGACGTAGTTGATTCAGCATCTTGACCGCTTCTTTAGACCTGCCAGCGCCGTAGCGTTGCAAGAATATCTGATGCCTAGTCGCGGCATCAATCAGATACTGGTTGCTGCTCACTTAGATCATGCTCAGTATGTCGGTTGACTCAACGTCGCCATCAAGCACTTGGTTGGTTCGCTCTGAGTCGATCAGGTTGGCTTTACGCATCAAGTCCCTGACATCATCCTTGGCTATTACGCCACGATCCATCAGTTGAATCTGCGCCATCAATAATTGCGGGTCAATGGTCGCGTCATAGAACTCTTTGTTGATTTGAATCATTGGCTTAACGGTGCCGCCCATGAAATCCATTGCCCAATATAGGCACTTATAAAACCCTTCCTCGATGTTGATAATGATCGACCCTAGTTTGCTGTTTTGACCGCTGAACCTAATCTTTGCCGCTTCTGCTGTCTCGTTTCCGCCCTGATCTTGGATAATTCGAGCGCCAATCTTGACCATTTGCATCTCTTTGATTTCCATGCCCTTGAGTGGCATTTGATTCTCACCAGCCTGAAGCAACATAGCGTTGCCGCCTTCTGGAAGCATGATGCCTGACCGTGAACCCATTGAAATACCCGCGCTCATGTTTTGCTCAACCCATGATTGAGTCAAACCAACAAATACTGGGGTCGGTTGACCAACGAGAAAACTGGACTCTTCATAGTCTGCCGAATTGCGGTAATGGCTTACGTTAAGCTCGGCAATATCATACAACGGGGCTTTGTCTACTGATTCATCGTTGTTGACTGACCCAAC